CCTGCTTGCCCCACCAGCCGAGGGCCTGGAGCTGCGTGGTCAGCTCGCGCTGGAACTGGGCATAGGGAACGCCATCTTCCAACGCCGTTTCGAGCGCCTCCCGGATGGTCCGCAGGACGTCCATGGTCATTGCCTTGGCCACGGTGAAGGCAAAGGCGTGCTCCTCGCCCCAGACATCCTTGTACGAAAATGCAGGCCTCCAGCCCTTGGCGCGCAGGTACCGGCGTGCCTCCGGCGACGGCCCGGCGTTGAAGAGGGAGCCGGGTTTGAGGGTGAAGCGGTCGGCCATGTCAGGCGTCCACGTCGCCGGCCGCGCGCGCCGAGAAGAACGCCTGGGTCAAAGCTTCGACCAGCGCGCGACTATCCATTCTGCCCAGCAGCTCCGGCAGCCGGGCCAGGGCCTCCTCGTAGCTGGAACACTCCTCGAGGAGCTGGCGCACGGGATCAATGACGGGCGCCAGCTGCTGGTCCCACTCCGCCAGCGCCTCGCGCTCGATTTCGTCGACCACATCCTCGGCCGACGTCTCGGCGTTGCTCGCCCGGGCGGGAGCGCAGCATGGGCAACCGACCGCATGGTCCCGGTTCTCGGCCGCGGTCGGCGCGGCCACCGGGGCGGCGAGCAGCTCGGCGTCGGGCTCGGGATCCGGCAGGTTGAGCTTGTCGCGGATCACCGACGTCTCGACGGTCAGACCGAGCGGCACCAGCTCCTTCAGCGCCGTTACCAGCGCCTGAAGATCTTCCGGTTCCATCACCGGGAAGCTGACGACCGGATAGTGCTGCTGCGGTCCCCAGTTCAGGTCGACAAACGGCCGCACTAGGTCGCGGTTGATGGTGATGGCAAGCTGCCGCGCGTCGGCCCGGAGGATGTCGTGGCGGACCTCGTTGTGCACTTCGGCCTGGGATCGGCTGGAGCCGTCGTCCGAGGTCATCGTCTGGCCCAGCACCGCCTTCGAGACTTGCCGGTCGATCCAATCGGCCAGGCGCTGGAAGAGTTCGTGCCCGCCCTGACCCTTCGCCGCGTCGATGAACTCGATCCGCATCTCTTCGGGGATTACCGCGGCCGCGTCGGTCCCGATGTTGGCGACGGCGCGCCAGAGCGTGTCGATGTCCTTCTCCGTCGCGGACTTGCCATAGCGGCCCAGGCGGAGCGGCAGCCCGAACAGCTCCACGAAGGCCATCCAGTCCTTGAGCGCGTAGAACTTGAACATGAACGACCAGGCGACCAGCCGCGCCAAGCCGCCCCGGATCGGCAGCCCGCTCTTGAGCCGCGGGACATGGGTGATGAACTTGTACGGTTCCAACTGTCGGCCCAACGGCGCCCCGTCGTCGACCAGCAGCAACGTCCGCCCGTCGGTCCGATCGAAGCGGAACCAGCGCGGATCGCGGTAGAGGTACCGCGTCGGTCGCCAGTGTCGCCCGGTCTCCCAGATGATCTCGCAGACCGAGTAGCCCTTGCCCAGGGCGTCCAGCAGCTCGTCGACCAGTTCGCCGAACGCCGGCCGGGAGACCAGATTGCGCAGCTCGTCGGCGATCGCGACGTCGCGCGGATCGTCCGTAGCAGCCGCGACCGCCGGCTCCAGGCCCGACAGCGCGCGCTTGCGGATGCCGAGAACCGCCGCGTAGTGCGGCTCGCGCTCCTCCATCTCCTCCGCGAGCGTCAGGTAGTCGCCGGCATCGCCTTCGGCCGCCCGCTGAAGCAGGCTTGCCAGCCGCATCGGCGTCAGTCCGGAGGCGACTGTGTCGTTCCAGATCGTGCGGATCCCGGTCAGCGTTGGGGCCGATATCTCCTGCCTCAGGATCTCGCGGCGGATCGGCTGGCCATCAGGCCCGAGGAGCACGGGTCTTGCCATCAGAACAGTCCTCTGCGTGCGCGCCATCCGACCCCGAAGCGGGTCGGCCGGTCGGACCAGTTGTCATCAACTGGGCGGACGGGGCGGTAGTCGAAGCGGGTGGGTTCGGTCTCGGCCGCGGCGATCGCCAGGAACAGTGCCCAGGCCCGGTCGGCGTGGCCGGAGCGGTCACGGCCGGTCTGCAGGCGTGGTGCGCCGGTCGCGCCGGCCACGCGCTTGATCTTGCGTAGGTCCGCCTTCAGCTCCGGATCGTCGGGGATGCGGATGAGGCCGTCCTCGAACGCCCGGCGGGCTGCCGTCGCCAGCGCCAGGGGACGGTCGCCCGAGAACAGCACGCCCTCGACGCGCAGCTCGCCGTAGCGGCGCCGCGCGTCCTCGACGGGCTTCTCGCCCATCCCAGTCTGGTCCATTGCAATCCGGATCGGCCGATAGCGGGCGACCATCTCGTCCAGGACCTCGTCCTGGACGGCGAACGACGCGTTCGCTAGCACACGCTCCTCGCGCAGCCATAGGACGTCGCCCAGCCGTTCGAGGGCCGTCGATACCCAGCGATCGCTTCTTCGCGCGATGTCGTTGCCGATATAGGCCGCGCCGCCGCCGTAGAGATCAGGATTGCCGGCGTCCTTATGCGCCGCGGCCGCGATCAGCTCCGGCGGGATCCAGGAGCCGCCGCCCTCGGCCGGGATGCAGAAGAGTTCCTCGTCCGCGGCATCGCCATAGCTGGCGACGATGCCGTTGCGCCATTCGGTCTCTGCCTCGGCCGACCAGGTCTTGCCGGTAACCAGGCAGATCCGGCGATAGAGGCCGGCGGCAAGCGCGTCGTCGAACGTGACCCGGATGAAGCCATAGGGCTTGCGCCTGGACCGGGCCTCTTCCACCAGCTCGTTGTAGGGGTTGTCGACGCCGTTGTGCGTGCTGATCACCAGCACCTTGCCGCCCCACATCAGGAGCGCCAGCGCCGCCTTCATCACGCCGGGCAGATCGTCGTGGAAGGCTGCCTCGTCGATGATCACGTAGCCCTGCCGGCCGCGCAGGCCGCGCGGCTTGGACGACAGGGCAACGATCTCGAACCCGCTCGCGAACTTGATCCGGAAGGCCAGAACCGCCTTGTCGCCTTCGCCTTCCCAGACCGTCTCCTCGACGGCCGAGGCGGCCTTGTCGAACAGGCGCGCCCAGGCGGCGCAGGTGTCGATGAACTCCCGCGTCATCTCCTTCTCGTACGCGAGATAGAAGACGTCCATGCCGCCGTCCGCCTTGCCGGCCGCAGCAGTCAGGACGGCGTCGGCGGCAATCGCCCAGGTAAAGCCGATGCGTCGGCTCTTCTCGCAGATGACGACGTTGTGGAGCGACGTCGTCCGCAGCAGATCCTGCTGGTACGAGAGCAGGAGCGGCTCGTCCGCCAGCCGCTTGCGTAGATCCGCATCTGGCGCCGTGACCATCACGCCATGCCCAAGAACTCGGCCTTCATTTCGGCGATGACGTCCCGCGAGAGACCGCGTTTCGCGGCCACGCGCTCGACGGCCTCCTCCGCCTTCTTCGCCATCTCGCGACGGATCTGCAGCGCCGCGTCCTGGTTGGTCTTCGCGGCCTGAGCAAGCCGCTGGATGGCGGTGGAGAGCAGCATCGCTTCCTCAGGCTCCAAGCGGCGCATCTCGCCATCCTCCTCGGGAACCAGCAGAGCGTTCAGGGATGCGTGCATGAGACGGATGTTGAACCGGGTGAGCCGCTCGTCTCGGCCGTCCTGATCCAGCGCCCCCATGATCATCTCGGCCGCTTTCGCGCTCTCCTGCAGCCGCGCCTGGATCTTGTCCCATTTCTGCACGTGCCGACCGAGAGAGCCACGTGACAGGTCAGTGACCCCGAGCTGCCGGAGGTGCGTGAGGATCTCGTCGATCGTCCTCCCGTGCTCGCGCAGACGCGCGATCTCGTCGCGGATCTCGACGGGCAGGCGATCGACCTTGGACGGTCTGGCCATGTCAAGCGCCTGCGCGGGGGCGCTTGACGCCCGGATGCTCGGCCAGCCCTTCCGCAACGTCCTGGCCCCGCGAGGTCAGGACTGCCGCGTACTTTCCGGCATCGGACACATCGATCGTGACCAGGCCTTGTTCGGCAAGCCATGCCATCTGTGCGCGTACCTGGTCGCGCGACACGCCGAAGCGAAGGTCCGGTCCGCGCAGCGCGTCATGCAGGAGCGACTCGGTCGCGCCATAGCCGTTGGTGGAATTCAACAGGCGCAGGATCGCGATCCGCAGATGCTCGATCCACGCCGATCCGAAGCCGTTCATTTCCGGGCTGCCTCCGAAAAGATCTGCTCATGACGCGCCAGCGTGCGGTCCACCCGGTCGAGGCGATCTCCCAGCGATGTCATGCCGGTTCCCAGCGCCTTCAGGTCACCCTTGAACTCGGCGAGCGCGACATTGAGGTTGTGGACGTCGTCGCGGGTGGTGAGCTGGCCCAACTTCAGCTCGATGCGGCTGACTGCCGACGCCAGTTCCACCCGGTTCTTCCCTTCGGCCTCGATGGCCGCCACGAGCTGCGCGGACCGGGTCTCGAACTCGTCACGGGTCACCAGGCCTTTGCGGATGGCCCAGGCGATCACGACCAGCAGGAGCGGCACCAGGAACGCAATGACGGGCCACCATTCTCTCAGCCACTCCGGCATCACTTCCGCCTCTCCCGCTGGCCGGCGCAGAAGGCGCAGAGATCCGTCCCGCCGAGCGCGGCGCGCCGGGCCGCGGGGATGTCGTCGCCGCATTCGGTGCAGCTGTCGGCATCGCGTCGGGGTTCTGCGGTCCGCGCCTGCCGCACGGCTGCTTCTGTAGCGCGCAGGGCCAGCGCCTGCGCCTGGTCAATGATGTCCATTTCAGTAGATCTCCAGCTGGCGCCACAGCTTGTGCAGGCGGCCGAGCCATTCCCAGGTCGCCGGATACTCGTCCGGATCGAGCCGCTGCAGCTCGGCCGCGACCTTCGGACCGGCGGTCGGCCAGGCCGGCACCGCTGGTGCCGGCTGGCAGGCGCAGCCGGACATCACGGCCAGGGCCATGAGCGAGGCGAACCTCCTAGAACCGGCCATTCTGCATGTCCTCAAGGATGCGGTCGGGCGACGGCGTCGGCTCGGCTCCGATAAGGACCTGCTCCGCGGCGCGCTCGGCCTGGCGGGCGAGTTGGTCCCGCTCCGCCGAGGCGCGGCCGGCAAACCAGGCGCCGATGGTAGGGAGATGCTGCCGCAGCATCTCCCCCCACGAGCGCAGCAGGTCTAGCAGCCCCGCCAGAATGCTCATGCCGGCAGGCGCGCCCTGACCATGTCGGCGAGCGCGTCCGGCGTGATGCCGAAGCGCTTCAGCGCGTCCGGTATCTTCGGGATCAGATAATCGACCGCGTCGGCCACGATCTCGGACCGAACGTCGACCTCGCTCAGATCCTTGCCGAACTCTCTGGCACGGCTCACGCCGTAGTCGATCGCTCGCCTGATGGCCTCATCAAGGTAGCGCCGCACCTCGCTGTCGGCCTCCAGCTTCAACTTCCGTGCCAACAGGCCACCGGCCCAGGAGAGCACGGCGAACAATGCGGCGGCCGCAAGGTCGATGACGTAGTAGAGGATTGCTGTCAGATCGATCGTGGTATCGGCCCCGGCAGCTGCGGCGGCCCAGGCGGCGCCGGCCCATGACACCGACATGAAGGCGGCCACAATGGCGATCGCCGTCAGACCGATCTGCCGACCATGCAGGAACGTGCGGAGGAAGCGGGTCGGCGCAATTGCCACGACCAGGGCCGCCACCGCGGCGACCGTCAGTTCCGGAGCCCGGATGCCGAACCCCGACGGATCAAGGGTGACGGCCCAGGCCGCCAGCAGGAAGGCCACGCCGATGCCTGCAAGCAAGCCAAAGGCGCGGCCCTGGAGAAGGCTGTTCATCGGTTCACACTCCGTTGAAGTGATGGGCGGACAGACTTCAAGGGCCTGTCCATTGACGGGCCGGCCCGACGTCGACATGGACGAAGGTCGGGTAGCGGCCGATGCCGGTGAAGCCGACGGCCATCGCGGCGGCGATCAGCTCCTCGTGCGCCATGCCGTCGGGGAGCCGAATGTCGAAGGCTTTGCCGACCAGGTGCTGGGAGCGCGGCGCCCCATCCTTTGCGGCGTTGTACCAGGGCGAGCGAAATCCGCTGTTGATGATCAGCGGCCGCGCCAAGCGCTCGCGCAGGGCCTCCAGCCGATGCATCGCCTCGTCCTGGACCAGGATGGCGCCATCACCTTTGCAGGCGATCTCGACCGGCCGGAAATAGCGCCACGGCCAATCGCTCTCCGGGATCTCGGAATAGTGATCGTAATAGCGCCCCATCATGCGCCGGGCCCTCCAAGCGAACATGGCGCCTGGAGGACACGAAAAACCCCCAGGCAAAGCTGGGGGCGATCATGCGCGCGGGATTTGGGAGGGTACGCCTGAAGTCGTTCAGGTGCCGAAGAGTTCGAGCTGCCGGTCGTCCTGCTCGGACCTTGCTCGTGCGAGCGCCAGATAGACGCCTCGCTCGGACATGCCAACCGTGCGGGCGATGTCCGCGATCCTGGTGCCCTCCGCCCTCAAGGTCAAGATGCGCTGTTGCCGATCACGTTCCAGCGTGCGCGTCATCAGGGGCACGTCGATATGGGTGATGCCCTTGGCCGCGACCGCCTGGTGGATTGCCATGGCATCATCCATGCCGACGGCCAGCGCCAGACGGCTGTCGGGCCGCGGCGGCCGCGCCAGCCAGATCCGCGTGCCGCCGCACCCTGCGACCAGGCGCAGCATGACGTCCTCGCCCACCGCCTCCAGCACCAGCACCAGAGCCGCGGGAAGGTAGCCATACCGCTGGCGCAGGGTGGGCTCGGTCATCGCCGGCGCGCCCTCAGTTCCCGATCGCGCCAGGATTTCAGCGCCTCGATAATCCGCGCAGCTTCCGTAGGGGTGAGGAACTCTGGCGCATCCTTCTGGAGTTCCCTCTTCAGGAGCTGCACCAGCCCTTCACGGGTGGGCTGGCGCGGGATCCGGTGCCGACACATGTCGCCCCAGATAGCGTAGATCTTGCGGACCTCCGGACGGTGCGACGTCGGCCGCCAGCCATTTGGCCGCTGCGCTCCCCGCTTTACCAAGGCATCCAGCACCTGGCCCAGCTCCCGGCCGGTCATCTCGCGCAAGGACCGTTTTCCCGTCGTGGCCTCCAGGAAATCGCGCCAGGCGCCGTCATCGTCCAGGCCGGCGACCTTGTGCCGGCTCGCTTGGACGGCCCGGATCAGCCCGGTGGATCCATCGCTCATGACAGCAACCCGGCGACCGTGGACGTCCCCGACGCGGCGACCGCCGCGTCGATGCTGACGTCTCTCCCCGCCCACACACCGGCCCTCCTGGCCTCGTCGCGGAACCGCCCGGTCGAACGGGCGATCGGGCGCAGGCCCTGCAAGCGGACTCCCCGGGCTGCCAGCGCGGCCGACAGCGCCTCGCCATTGGCGCGGATGGCCTCAAGCGCCCGATCCTCCCCGACCTGGCGGCAGTACCGCCGCCACAGACCCTGGCCGATTTTCTCGACGAGCGCCCGGCCAAAACCTTCGAGGAACGCCTTCATGGCGGCGCTCCGGGTCTTCGCCGTGCGCCTCCGCTGGTAGGTCTCGCTGCGCCGGAATGCTGCGACTGCCGTGTCGCAGGCCCGGCGGATGACCTCGTGTACGTACTCGGCGACCAGGACGTCGCTCTCCCGGCCGAAGTAGACATAGTGCCAGCGGTCGCCCCGGCGGCAGAGCCAGCCCCGGCAATCTGCAAATGTCGCGACCGCTTTCCATATGCTGTCGAGCGGCGTCCTCCGCTTGCCCAGCGCGATCGCCAGCTCGTCATAGACCGGCGTGTCGAGGTCGGCTTCGGTCAGATTGTTGGCGGCCAGCAGCTCGGCGGCCTTGGCCGCCGCGGCCAGCGCCTCGGCCTCGGTGCAGCCGCGGTCGACGGTCATGTTGCGCAGCGCCTGGAGCCGCGCCCGGATCTTGCTCAGGTCGGTCATTTCTCTAAGCCATCTGAAAGGTGTTTTAGGCGCTGCTCGGAGATCAGCAGGAAGCCTTCCGGCACGGACGCGGCCAGCACATCGCCGACGGCATTGGGACGCACGCTCCGGCGTGCGTGGGTGTTGAACCAGGCGGCAATATCGCGGTGAGCGATACCCGCTCCGTCGAGCGCGTCGAGGAGCGACCAGACAATGACCTTTGCCGTTTCCTGGTCCAACCGCCCGGCCGAGACCGGCCGCCCCTCAAGCGCAGCAGTCGCCTGCAGCGCCCAGTCCCGCACCGCGAGCTTGATCGCGGCCGGGATGGAACGCTGCTGGCGAACGCTCGCCACAAGGCGCCATAACGCGAGGCATGCGTCGACGCGGCCGGCTGACATCAGCCTTTCCCCCGTCCTCGGCTTTCGAGGAAGGCGATCGCCTTCTCGGTCACCTCGCGGTACAGGCTGGCTGCGAGACGCTTCTCACTGGGATCGGCATCGCTGTCCCTGAGAGCTGCATTGTAGCGGTCCCAGGCGTCCCAGACCGCGCCTCTCTGATCCCTGGGCAGGTCGTGCCAATGCCGACGGCATACGAGCTGACCCTGGCGGCGCTGGCCCGAGCAGCCCTGGACCGGGCAAGAGAGCTTCGTCACGGCTCATCCCTCCATCGGTTGCGCGGTGAGCGCCGGGACCAGATCGGGCTCGCCTTTTGTGAGGAAGGTCGAGAACCGCTGTGCGGCGGCAAGCGCCGCCGCTTCGTCCGGTGCCTCGGGGATACCCGGAACGAGGAGCGTGACGTTGTCATAGGCAATCCGGGCGCGCGCCTGGAGCGCCCCCCGAAGAACCTTGGCCGGGCCGCGGGCGAGCGGCAGCATCCCCTCCGGGATCGACCGGCCGATGCCGATCTCTCCGGATCGCCAGCAGTAGGCATGCGCCATGGCCAGCCTCACACGTTCGCCAGTGCCAGCGGGATCTGGACGAAGTCCTGATCGGCCGCCGGCCGCCGGTAGAAGCGGATGTACTCCTTCGACCGGGTGACCCGGACGCTGACGGAGATGGCCTGCATCGCGCGCTTCCAGCGATTGTCATCGAACTGGAACCGGCGCAGGCCGAGGATGCGGTCTTTGTCGAGCTTGCCTTCCTTGTTGACCTTGAACGCGTCGGTGACGATCGCCTTCAACTCGTCCGGGGCGTTGTCACTCCAGCTCGTCAGGCATTCGTCGATGAGCTGCTTGGCGACCTGCAGCTCAGGGCCGAAATCGATGAACTCACCCACGGCCAGCTGGACGCGCAGTGAGCCGTCGTAGCTGGTCAGGGTGACGTTGCCCTTCTTGCCGCCGCGGGTGACGCCATACTGTTCGGCGATCAGCTGCAGGTGCGCCTGGATGTCCTGATGCGCGCGCTGCCGGAATGCGGCGAGCTGCTTGTTGAGGCCCATAGCGTCGTTGATCAAGTCGCGGACGAGCCGGTCTT